AAAAGACTATCCGCTACACCAATTGTGACATCACAGCTCACCTGTCACATGAGCACACCAATGAGCGACACAACCTATACTACTCAGAGTACGCCTCACTGGAGCAAGCAGACCAGCAAGCTATGACAGACGAGTATGCAGAGTCCTTCTACCAAGACCCAGAATGTGACCCAGACGACGCCCGCTTCATCGGCACACCACCAAAGTCTGACAACTGGGACGACAGAATGCGCTCCAACCACGTAGACCGCAAACGTGGATCAGGCGGCGTACTCAATGGTCTCTACACCAACACCCTGCCTGAACCCAGCTACTATGACAAAGAGACCCGCAATCGCCTACGCATGACCTACCTCGATTCAGATAACAAAGTAGATATTGAAGTAGGCTCATGGATGAAACGTATGGATCCACTCCGCCGCAAACGCCTAGTAGCTCAACGCATCGCCGCTAACATCGAAGCATAAACAACCATGGAAATCATATTATTCTCATTCATATCAGCATTTGGTCTGCTGATAGTGCTAACACGATCACTAGGTCTAAGACGTACCTTAAAGATAAGGAAGATGTTGGATGTGATCGTAACGTTCGGTGTACCTGTCCTCTTCGTAGGCACATTTAGCGGAATGATCACCGCGTTCTTTACAGGACTTTGGTTTACAATCCTTACTTGCTTACTTCAAGTGATAGTAAACCCACCAGAGATGCTGACGCAATCAGGCTCTTATGGTAAGCAAGAAGACAACACAAACAGTTCTGAGGGTAATCGTCCCTCTCGCTCTCGATGTAATTAAGTGCGCCCTCACTAGATATACGTTCAGAGTTTTAAGAGAAAGTGATAATCGGAGACGACATCAGAACTATTAGTCAAAAAGTAGTCCTTGGTCAAACAGAAATGACCAAGGGCTACCCACTTTAGAAAAGCAGCCTGTCCCTAGAGACAGACTGCTAAACCAAGTATAACAATAACAACACAACTAGATCACAACAACCTACCTGTAAGAACCAGTGTGGTTGTTAAAGATATACCTGTCAACAATAAATTAGATATTTTTGGACTCATGTGAGTCTAAACTACAACAATAACCCAAATACAACCATGAACGAAGAAACAACAGTAACAGTACGCTACGGTCTCACTAACACAGTAACTCGTAGCTTTGGATCAGAAAGAACAATCGGTGACTTGCTCAGCGATCGTTCTATCCTTGCAGCCCTGTCTGCACCAGAATCAGTAGTAGCCGTATGCAACGGCTGCACTCTCAGTAGCAGTGAGTATCTTCACGACTACAGCACCATCACGCTAGAGCAGCAAGCATCTAGCAAGGCTTAGCCTTAAACCCAATCGGCGCGGTTACTAGTTGATTACGTGATCAACTAGTAACCCTGTAGCGGCTCGGCTCCAAGGAGAGATAGTTACTTCTCCACTTCCGAGTGCGTCGATCACTTTACAAATTGTTAGTGTACGTTGTTGTGCACGTTGTGTGTGTCTGTCGGCTCCTCGTGGGTCGGCAGACTTTTCACCTTATATCCAATAAATACTATGAACCAAGAACCAGTAAAACAAGAATACGTACTACGAGAAGACGGTAACTTCTACCGACGCTCAACAGTAGAAACAATTGTGCTTGATCAAGAAACAGCGATCAGCGCAGTAACAACCAAGCCTATCTTTAACATAGACTTGTTTCCTCACAAATTTAATCTTAAGTCTAAGTTCGTAAACGGTAACGAAGTAGAGCAAGTATACAAAGCTTATTTCGCCAACCACGCTACAGAGTCAGGTCAACCAAAACACCAAATATGCTTTGTAGAAGCAGTTTTCTTCTATTTTGAAGGAGCATCCCTTGCACGACAGAAAGACAACCAGCAGCACTACAGACTCAGCATTGGTGCAAACCAACAAACTTACGGTGATGACTATGATTTCATACCGTGTTCGGAGCTAAGCGTACCACCTCGCTGGTCTCCCGCACGTGACGGTTTAAAGTTATACTTTATGTTTACTTTCAAAAACACAAACACGGTAAGTGAACCAATAGTTGAACGATGCTCCGCGCCATACGTCTTTGTATACGACAGTATATCTAAGGCATCATATGCGCCAAACTTACCAAATGTATACGAAAGAGGAGACATTTGTGCAGGCGATGACTTTGTAGACTATGCAGGAGACTTCTCAGACATAGAACACAGCGATATGCTGGGAATGGTCAAAAAATCAATAAACGCCCTTAACACTAGCAGATGCAACAACGATCTCCGTTCATACACATCAGACTCGTTATATGTAAAATTCGGAGCAACAGGTGCATCTGCCTCAGTGATGGATCTTACCTCTAGCGGTATCCAAAATGAAAACATGAACTTCTACCAACCAATCAACCACGAAGCAATCTTAAACTTCACATCATGGCTCAATACAACAACATAACCGAGGCTTTATCAACCCAGCCTCCAGCGTTACGTGGGTATCACAGGTATCCAGAAGACTACGCAAGCTTAGCAAGAGAAAGGCTGGCTGCTCAAATAGCTCACGATAAAGTAGTAGACCAAGAGAACGACAGCCATGAGATACAACACGGGTTGTCTAACCACCAGCTTCGTATTTTATTTAAAATCATAGCAAAAGATCTACCTGATTGTGGTCGTAAGCGCGGAGCAATCCTACGCTACATCGAAGCATATGACAATCCTAAACCAAACACAGGTAAAGCCCTGTACAAAAAACTAACAAAATCATGAAACCTAAATTAAACGCAGTAATCATTGGCGCAGGTGGCGTAACCAGCTACATGCTACCCGCTCTTAAAAATAGTTTCGATCTAACAGCTACAATTATTGACGGAGACAAGCTAGAAAAACACAACCTTGACCGCCAATTGTTTCGCAACAATGCAATCGGACAGTACAAAGCGGTAGCACTGCTTAAGCAGTACAACTTCCGCAAAGACGAAGGTCACGCTGTTCGTGAGTACTTCAGCGAAAATATGCTACAGACAGAGTACAAAGCATTCTTTGCCAATGCTGATGTATACATCTGCGCAGTAGACAACCACCCAGCTCGCAAAGCTGTAATTGAGGCAGCTAAGCTATACAACAAGCCCGTTGTTGTATGCGCCAACGAGTACCACACCAGTCAAGCATTCTACTACAGCCCCGAACTAGAGTTCCAGTACCCAATGATTGACCCGATCGCTCGCTACCCAGAGATTGCCACAGACAAATCAGGCAACCCGATAAGTTGTCAGGGTGACGCACTTGAGTCAGATCCACAGCTTGCCATTGCCAATCAGGTAGCGGCAGGCTTTGCCAACTACTTACTATGGTCTTGGCACAGCGTACATGTATCTTTAGAGTTACTAAGGTACATGCCTGTCGAGTTTCAAAGTACATTCTCTCGTATGCAGTCTATCACAATTGAGGACTTAACAAAATTACAACAAAAAGTATCATGAACCAAGAAACAATAGTACACGATAACAAGCTATACAGTAAGATAGACAACAACTTGTTTACAACCTACAAAGAACTTGAAACTGAAGTCGAGTCAGACATCACACCCGTATTCAAGGGTGCGTTAATCCCGCGTCAGATGTGGAAGGAGATCTTAGCTTTTATGAAGCAGTCTTACGACAAGTTTTCCTCAGAAACACTGGTATACCTGTTCTACGATGAAACAAGTAAAACACCGTGGAGCTGGTGGATTCCACCACAAGAGACCGCAGGTATGACCGTGGCATCTTCACCGTCAGACCCCAAGTACCAAGAGCAGCGCAAGAGTTACCCAGACACAATGTTTGGCACTGTACACCACCACTGTTCTACATCAGCTTTTCAGTCTGGCACTGACGAAGCTGACGAGGTCAACCGCGAGGGTATCCACTTCACAATCGGTCACCTAAATGACATCAACGACTTGGACATCCACTGCCGCATCACCATTGGTGGCTGTCACGCAGAAATCGAAGCTGGTACATACATCCAACAAGCAGGTGATCCCTTCAAGAAAACAGCAGCTATACCCAACAAAGAAAAAGCTGAGATCCGAAATTATCTGCACAAGAAAGATATCATTACGCTACCTTCGTCGTACAAAACTATCTCATTCCCTGACATGGACAATGTATCCAAAAAAGTATACAACATCCATTCAAACCTAAGCAAAAACCACCACCAGCAACAACTAGGTTGGAACTACGGAAATAATACGCAGCACTGGTACGAAGATGAACCAACAACATTTAAAAAAAACAGCCAAGGAAAAACCTGCGTTGAAATGGCAGAAGACCTTGTAACCCTAATTAACACAGACTATGAATATGAAGACATTCTTCTCCACTATTATGATCACATCGACGATAATTCAAGTAATTACAAGATGTACACAGGACGACTCGAAGATACGGAAATTGCCAGAGACCTTAGCTACGTATACGATAGCCAAGACTTCCTTAGCTCAGAGAAAGGTAGAGCAGTGGTTGGACTCACTGAAAAGTTTATCAGAGAGTATTCAAAAGACAACGGAGTTGACAGAACACTTGCCGACCTCAAGTATGGACTCGAACAAGTCCAATACTATGACAACGGAAAAGAGCTTCAATCAGTGGATAAGGAGAATGTTTTATGAGAACAGTACTACTAAGTGCCTTGTACAGCGGATCGAGACTACTACTTCTAATGGTATTCCTGACATTCTGGTCATTCTCCCTAGTAAAATGCTTCTTATCGAAAGTAAGTTTGAAACTAAAAACATACGTCCTGAGCAAGCTGCCTTCCAGATTAAAACAAACGCAATCCTCAAAAACTCAGTCAACTCCTGCATCACACTTGCAGCCTACCCAAAGACCAAGAGATTTGTAATGATGCGTTTTGATACAGATTCTATCACAGAGCAAGGAATTACCTGTAACGACGAAATAAGATTCTCTTTAGACAAAAAAGGGTTTAACGATTTTGTTAACTACATAGCTTTATAAACAATCTTGAGATAGTTCTTTTAAGTAAGTTAATGCAGCACCTGCAACCGAAAACAAAATGACACCCTCTCAGAAGAGCGACTCTTTGTAGCTCTCCAAATTGCAAAGACTAGGCGATAAATGACCACCCAAATGAGGTATGTATCAAAGTCCTTCCTAGATAACTAAAGAACGTAAAAACTCTTTAGCCAATTTACACTACACAAAAATTATGGAACCACTACAACCAATACACATCCAAGAAACAAACTCAATTAAAGAAACACTAGACATTGTTGAGTCTGGTATACACCGCCTTGTTAAAACAGATCCCTTTCGAAAATACAGAGACGCAGCCGAATGGGGTTTTAATAACGGGCTTCTTCGTGTAAAAAGCGAATCTGAAATTAACCTTGAACTAAGAAAAAAACCTTGGCTAACGGTTAATAAATTAATACAAACCGCTGAAAACAATGACACTAATGACCCTAATCATAGCACTTATCCAGATCGAAAGTAACGGCAACGACTTCGCTGTCGGAGACAACGGTCAGGCGTACGGATGCTTACAAATCCACAAAGTATACGTAGACGATGTCAACCGAATACTGGGTGTAGATAAATATGTACACCAAGATGCGTTTAATCGCCTTGACTCCATAGATATGTTTATGACATACACAGCACACTATGCTACCTATAAACGATTAGGGCGAGAACCAACTGTCGAGGACTTTGTTCGCATCCACAACGGCGGTCCCGACGGCTGGAAAAAACCATCAACAATAAAACACTGGACTAAAGTTAACAACCTACTAAAAAAACATGCAAAACGACCTTTTTCAAGTACCCCGAAGCGAAAAACCAGCACTGGATCTTCCACCAATGATGCAGCCGAAATGTAATTGGAGACCACCAGCCCAACTACCTACATTCGATAAAGTCATCGCAATTGACTTAGAAACCTGCGACCCAAACCTAAAGAAAAGTGGACCTTCGTACAAACGAGGAGAAGGTAAGGTAGTTGGCATTGCTATAGCTGACGAGCATCAAGAGGTATACTTACCGATAGACCACCAAGGTGGTGACAACTTAGATAAAAAATTAATCTGTCACTACGTACAAAACGTAATATCAAACAGCACTGAGATCTTATTTGCCAACGCATCCTACGACTTAGGGTGGCTTGCTGTTCTTGGTATGACAATCAAATGCCCAGTCCGTGACGTTCAGATTGCAGAAGCTCTTATCGACGAAGAACAGTTCTCGTACAGCCTAAACAACCTATCTAAAAAGTACCTCAAACGAACCAAGTTTGAAGACAACTTGAAAGCAGCAGCAGAGGCTTACGGAGTAGACCCCAAAGGCGGTATGTGGAAGCTGCCTGCTCGTTTCGTAGGAGAGTACGCCGAGATAGACGCACGTAACACTTGGGACATATACCAGCATCAAAAGCCTGTCTTAGTTGAACAAGACTTGTGGAAGATCTGGGAACTAGAATGCAAGCTTACACCAGCCCTCGTACACATGACTATGAAAGGTGTACCCGTAAATGTTGATAAAGCTGACCAGTTAAACAACAACCTCAAAACAAAAGAAGACGAGCTAAAACGACACTTCTCAAACCTAGATATCTGGTCTCCAGCTCAACTAGCAAAACACGTAGAGGGCTTAGGTCTTATTGTACCAAAAACAGAAAAAGGTAACCCATCCGTAGGTAAAGATTTCTTAATCAGCTGCGATCACCCCGAAGTTAAACTAATCCATGAAGCAAGAAGCATTAACAGACTCAGAAAAGTCTTTGTTGAAGACATCATTCTCAACCAAAACTATAAAGGACGGATACATGCAGACTTTAAACAAGTCGCGTCGGATTCTGGTGGGACTCGTTCAGGACGACTGTCTTCATCCAACCCAAACATGCAACAAGTCCCTAAAAGAAGTGATATTGGAAAAGCAATCAGGTCGCTATATACTGCCGAACCTGACAAACTCTGGTGCAAAGCAGATTACAGTTCACAAGAGCCAAGACTCCAAGTACATTATGCTCTCATAGGCGAGTTCGGTAGACCACTACCAAAAGCAGTAGAAGCTAAAGAAGCCTTTGAGAAAGGAGAGAAGCTGTACACGTTCTTTGAGAAAACAACGGGCTTGCCTTACGATACCTGCAAGATGCTATGCTTAGGTATCAGCTATGGTATGGGTATGAAGAAGATGGCTACTACACTCAACATATCCGAAGAAGTCTGTAAAGAAACAATGCGAAAGTTTAACAGCGAAGCACCGTTTCTAAAAGTCCTGTTTGACAACGCAATGAACGTTGCAAGCTCCCGTGGCTACATCAAAACAATTATGGGACGCAAAGCTCGCTTTGATTTCTGGACACCAAGCTTTGAAGAAAAACCAGTAAAAGGCTTCGGTCCAGCCAGAGGTAAGTACCCAGACAAACCGCTACAGCGAGCATTCACAAGCAAAGCACTTAACAGACTTATCCAAGGAAGCGCAGCCGACCAAGCAAAGAAAGCAATGGTAGATGCGTATGAAGCTGGTTTTGACATGCGCTTACCAGTACACGATGAGATCAATGCTATGGTCGATTCAGAAAAAGAAAGTTTAGACTTGAAATTAATTATGGAAAATGCTATACAACTCAAAGTACCAGTTATTGCCGACATCGACCTCGGTCCTACTTGGTGCTAACAATCAATTTAAAGCACTCGCTATGAGGCGGATTAACCTCCGTGGACCGTACTACCTTTCGTGTTAGGTCGGGTGTTTAATTTATTATGACAAACGACCAAGACATACTAGAAGAAGCTCTGAGCATTACGCAAGGAGATCGACAAGAAGACTACGGAGACTGTAAAGTAGAGTTAGAAAGAGTTGCCACATTGTGGTCAGTAATCTTTGACACTACAGTAGACGCCAACCAAGTAGCCCTCGCAATGGTTGCCTTAAAAATAACAAGGCAGCTAAACAAAAACAAAAGAGATAACTGGGTCGACATTGCAGGCTATGCAAGAGTCGGCTATCTAGCAACAAAACAAGAAAACAATGACTGACGAACTATTAGAAGAAAGTGACAACATCCCTGTTATGGTCATCGAAGGTATTGACACAAGCTCAGTACCTGAAGATCGACTACAGGAGATTAAGAACCTTGGTGAAGCTCTAAACGACTTGGATCAAACCATCCTTAAAGAAGAAGCTACACTTAGCGCACTCAAAGCAAATCGTAAAAAGATTGCAGAAGAGTTGCTTCCAGAACAAATGCAACAAGTTGGACTAAAGCTTATTCAGCTTAACGACAACACTAAGATTCAGCTCAATGATTTTGTTGACGCACGTATCAAAGACCCAGAGGTTGCTTTTGACTGGTTGCGCAGCACCAACAATGACAGTATCATCAAGAATCAACTTAGTATTACACTGGGGCGAGACCAAGATGCACTAGCCAAAGAAATACGAGATTTAATTGAAGAGTCGTTTAGCGTAGTTGCTGATGCAAAAATCAGCATCCACCACGCAACTCTCAAGTCTTTCTGTCGTGACGCTCTGGACAACCCAGAGCTGGCAGAATCGTTACCTCGTGAAGCTTTTGGTATCTACCAAGGCACACGAGCGAAAATAACCCAATAATAGAAAAGAGAAATAAGAATCATGGCATTCGACATATCAACAGTAGCAGGTCAAGGAACAGAGAATCTGGACTCAGGTTCTTCCCTGCCCTTCATCCGCATCCTGCAAGACTTGAGCCCTCAGCTCAAACCACAAAAAGACGAATACGTAGAAGGCTCAAAGTCTGGCGATCTCTTCTTTGCTAAAACGCAAAGCTTAGTAGATCAACCCGCAGAGATCATCCCTTGTTACACTAAGTCCATCTATACCGAATGGGTTCCCCGTTCAAAAGGTGGCGGTTTCAAAGGCAACCACCCACTGACCATCGTTAGTCACCCCAACTACGAAAAAGGTCGTGAGCGTCAATACGATGAATGGCTTGGAGAGAACGAACTCAAGTTCACCACATACTGGTTTGTGCTTCTTAAGCTCAACGGTACATGGGAACAAGCAGTTATCCCGTTCACCTCATCCCAGCTTCGCGTATCCCGCAAGCTAACAACCGACATCAACCGTTTTCGTTACGACGGAATGGATGTTGTACCACCCCTCTATGCGCAAGCATGGAAGCTAGAATCCGTAATGGAGACTAGTAAAAATGGCGACGATTACTTCAACTTCGGATTTACAGAACCACGTGTTCTGGACTTTGAAGAAGACGAAGCAACGCTGACCCTTGCCTCCGAAACGTACAACAGTGCGTCAGACACCCCACTACTACAGACATCTGAAGCACCTCAATTAGCAGCATTGGTTGACCCATCAGAAGTGCCCTACTAAGTAGTAACAACGACTGCCCTCACCTTGACTTTTTATCAGGGTGAGGGCTTTACTGTCTTATGATACCTACAGCCGACTTAGCATTTAAGTTTTACGATCTATTCGTAAGCAACCCATCCGTACACGGACAGACTTCCTTAACTGGTAAAACCCGTGACCGTGATGGTAAACAAGATTCACGATCTTTTTTAGTCAAGACACCACTAACCAACGACATCTGGGAAGAACACCTCAAAGGTGATAAGATCATTGGTTGCACACCACTCATTAACGAAGACCGAGTTCGCTGGGGCGCACTCGACGTTGACGTGTACCAAGACACAAACACAACAGAAGACATTGTAGCCAAAGTAAAAGAACACAACTTACCCTTTATTGTATGTAGATCCAAATCAGGCGGAGCTCATGTATACTTGTTCTTCACAGAAGAAGTATCGGCAGCCAGCGTCATTGATAAACTAAAAGCATTCAGCGCATTCTTTGGACAAGGTGCTTGTGAGATATACCCGAAGCAGCCAAAGATTGGAAACCGCAAAGATGACTCCAAGTACGGCAACTGGATCAATATGCCGTACAGCGGCAACCCAACACTACAGTACGCTTTCAACGATGATGGCGACTTTCTTAACCCGCTTGAGTTTCTTGAAGCTGCAGACAAGAAAAAGCTGAGCAAAGAAGACTTTGAGAACTTATCAGTACCAAAGTTAGACACAGAAGAGCTGCCTGAAGGACCACCATGCCTCAACTACATATTCCAAAACCGCACACAACACAGCGAATCCCGTAACATCACCTTAGCCAACGTAGCCGTATACCTCAAGAAAGCACAACCTTCCGATTGGAAACACTTGCTACCAAAGTACAATAAGAAGTTCTCTGAGCCTCTTGAAGATCGAGAAGTTGAAGCACTGATAAGCTCATACAGTAAAAAAGACTACAAGTATCAATGCTCTAGTCAGCCTCTTTGCAAATACTGCGATGCCAAACTATGTGGGCAGCGCAAGCACGGAATTGGAGGAGAAGAGTTTCTACCAAACAACCGTTCGCTTATGCAGCTTAAGAGTGACCCACCGCTCTGGTTCTTAACACTAGACGACTCTGAGATTCAGCTTACTACTGAGCAGTTTGACAACTTCAACTTGTTTAATCAAAAAGTTATGGAGCGACTGCTGTTCAAGTATCCTCCGATCAAACAAGAAGATTGGGTCAAACAACAAAACCTGTTGCTTAAGAACTGCACACAAATAGACATCCCGTTTGAGATGACACCTATTGGTCAGCTTGTTGAGTACGTGACTATGTTTTGTGCAAGCGCAAGCGATAACCCTAACAACATTAAAAACGGAGCAATAAAAGCTAACAAAAGTTTCTACTTCCGAATGGTTGACCTCAAAGATTACCTAAGCCAACAACGATTTAAAGAACTACCAGATAACCGAATACTCTCCGTACTTAAGCAGGTGCTTAAAGCAGACGCAGTTACACACACCATCAAAGAACCAGCAAGGTTAAATGTAAGATGCTGGCGTGTACAAGAAGCAGTTCTGCACATGGATCCAACAATACCAATGCCCAAACTAGATGACCAAAGCCAATACTAATACAATCTTCGTAGCCAGCGCAGGTACTGGTAAGACCACTACACTGATGGACTTACTTACCGACTGCTTAGAGAAAACAACACCTAATCGAATCTGTTTCACTACTTTCACCAAAGCAGGTGCAACAGAAGCTATCAACAGAGCTTTGATTAAAAACGAAAAATATGCACAGTCCGACTTTGAAGCGTTCAGTACGTTACACGCTCTCTGTTACCGACGTATCCCACGCAAACAGATGCTGACTGTACAAGACTACAGACAGATCGGAGAGCTTACTGGCTATCCAATATCAGGAAGTGCAGCCTACTCGTCAAAAGACGGTCTTGTGTACAACAGCAACGCAGGTGATAAGATTCTATACTACGACAGCTTAGTGCGAAACTTAAAGACAACAGCTGAAGAAGTAATCAACAACCAGATCGGTGCTCGTGTCACAGCAGACCAGCTAAGCGACTTCAGTACGTTCTACAAAGAGTACAAACAAAAGAAAAACAAGTACGACTTTACCGACCAGCTAGAGACGTACCTTTCGCAAGGCATCATACCTGAATTTGACTATGTGTTCATTGACGAAGCTCAAGATCTATCTCCGCTACAGTGGGACATTGTCAATTTTATTAGCCAAAATGCCAAAGAAGTGTTCATTGCAGGTGATGACAAACAAAGCATCTTTAAATTTGCAGGTGGTGACCCCAGCTCGCTGATTAACCGCAAAGGTAAGCGAATTGTTCTTGGCACATCCTACCGCCTACCCAAACCAATTCTTGAGTACTCAGAAAAGATTGCAGATCAGATATCAGAGAAGCAGTCGTACGAAGTAAAGAGTAACAAAGATCACGGCTCTGTTCAGCACATTCACAGTTTAACTGACATCGACATGAGTGAAGGCACTTGGTTCTTGCTCTGTCGAAACAAAGCTCATATGGAAATCTTTGAGCACGCTCTAATGAAAAAACAACAACTGTTTGTGTCAGCAAGCAGCCACTCGCTCTTCAATCAAAAACAAATTGACTACATTCTTATGTGGGAACAGCTACGAAGAGGTTACAAGTTCAAGGCATCGGAACTTAAAGTCCTATATAGAGACTTCCTCCCTTCAGGGCGAGTGGTTGCACGCGGCTGCAAGAACCTCTTAGACTCTATGCCCGACAACGAACTGTTTGACAAAGACCAGCTCGTTGACAGCTTTGGTCTCAAGACTACTGTTAAGTGGGATTTGATATTTAAGATCCCAGAGTTTACCAAAGAAGTTCTGCTCAAAGCAGAAGCAAACGGTACACTAGAACGCAGTGCCGATGTTCAGATCAACACAATGCACGCTACCAAAGGTCGAGAGGCTGATAACGTAGTTGTGCTGCCAGACATTACAGAGACCACCTACAAAGGTATGCTCAAAGATATGGACAATGAGCATCGTGTGTTCTATGTTGCAGCTACTCGTGCTCGACAAAACTTATATATACACGCTCCTACAACAAATAGGTTCTACCAAATGCCAAAATGATATACAAAACTAAACCATTCCAACACCAAGAAGACGCCGTAAACCGCTTTGTATCTAAGAAGTATGGAGCTTTGTTTTGCGAGATGGGTACAGGTAAGACAAAGATTGTCCTAGACATTGTACAAAACTCAGGAGATGTTCTTGACGTAGTAGTTATCGCTCCTAATGGGCTGCACCACAACTGGGGTATTAACGAGATACCTCGACACTTTGCTAAAGACGTTGAAGTGTTCTGCTGGAAAGGACCAATTAAAACTCAAAAAGCAAAGCGAGAGTTTACTAGGTTTGTTAACCACAGTGACAAGACTCGTATCTTTCTTATCAACGTAGAAGCCTTACGCACAGCATCAGGCTATGACACCACAGACAAGTTTCTTAATTCATCTACGCACACAAAGCATATGATTATTGACGAATCTACGTGTATTAAAAATCCAAAAGCATTACAAACTAAACGTGTGCTAAAGCTATCAGAAAAGGCGCAGTGCAAGTGGATTCTTAACGGCACACCAATTACACAAAGCCCACTAGACTTGTACAGCCAGTGTCGGTTCTTAGATAAGAATGCAATCCCATTCAACACATACACCGCATTCAAGCACGCCTTTGCTATCGAAACTGTAATGACAATGGGTAGCAGAGCGTTTCGTAAAATCATCGGATACCAGAACCTAGAACGATTGACCAAGTTACTTGAACCATTCAGCTTACGAATTGAAAAGAAAGACTGCCTAGACTTGCCAGACAAAACGTTTGTCAAGCAAGCAGTCGAACTACATCCAAAACAAGAACGTATGTATAAGAGTATGAAAGATGACTGCTTAGCATTACTTGAAAGCGGAGAACTCGTCACATCGACCTTGGCTTTGACCAAGATCGTAAAGTTACACCAGATACTAACTGGCTTTGTAACTGACGATGAAGGCACAGAACACCCAATAGAAAACAACAGAATAGCTGCTCTCATGCAAATTGCTGAGACTACAAAGCCGTTGGTAGTATTCTGTGCCTACAAATTTAATGTTGCTCAAATCAAAGCAGCCCTCAAGTCAAAGTTTCCTGACTCAAATATTGTTGAGTACACAGGCGATGTAACTAACTCTGTCCGAAACGAAGGTGTGCGCCAATTCCAAGACGGAGAGGCTGACTTCTTCCTTGCCACATCAGCAGCAGCCAAGGGTCTCACGCTCCACAAAGCATCAACAATGGTGTACTACTCAAATAACTACAGCTTAGAGACTAGGCTGCAGAGTCAAGACCGCATTCACCGCATCGGGCAAGACAAGAAGTGTACGTACATCGACCTTGTTGTGCCAAACACTGTTGACGAAGGCATCTTGTCTAGGCTTAAAGAAAAGAAAGAATTGTCCAGTATGGTACTCGACGACTTAATCGAAATTATTAAATAACACACTATGAAAAAACTAAGCGAAACATACAAAGAACTCGGAATTGCATTCAGCTTTCCTATTATAATTGAAGATGCCAATGGCAAATGGACTTACTACGAAAACCAACGGTACTGGAAGAAGTGGGAGCGTGATGCCAACGGAAACGTGGCTTACTACGAGAACAGCGATGGCTACATTGATAAGAAGAGGTTTGATGAAAATGG